AATAAATCTCAAATTGATACTATAAAGAACAGCTTAACAGCTATAAATGAGAACGTTTCTAAATTAAATACTGATATTGCAAATCAGATGATGCTACAATTTGTTAATCTCAAGAAAGATTATATCGATGATGTGAGACAAATTATTATGAACAGTTCTCTAACTACAAGTGAAAAGATAAGTTCTCTAATTGATAAGAATAATAATCATTTAATAGATAAAACATCTCTGATATTGAATGATGTACTTCCTAAGAATCAAGAAAATGTTAATAAGCAGATACAAGAGAACTTTAAGCAACTGCATTTTTTAATTAATGAGGATACTGCCAAGCTAGCAAAATCTATGAATAGTGAAAAATCACTGCATGATTTTATTAGTAGTTTTGAAACTAAATACAACTCTATGATGCAGACAATTCAACAGCCTCTTTACACTTTTATGACTGCTAGTGAAGACAGACTGACAAAGAATATGGATATTTTAAAAGAGTCGTCTAATAGTTCGCTGCAAACACAGAGCAGATTATTTGAAGAACTGAATGAGTTCCTGAGTAAATATAAAGGTTCAAGTAATAAAGGTAAATATGGAGAACAAAATCTGTCTTCTGTTCTCAATAGCATTTATCAAAATGCTGAAATAACTAACACTACAGGAATTAAAGCATCTGGTGATTTTATTATGAAGAGGTACGAGAAACCAACTATTCTATTTGAGAATAAGGAGTATGATTATAATATTCCAAAGGATGAAATAGGAAAATTTATTCGTGATGTTGATACACAGAACGTAAATGGTATATTTATCTCTCAAAATTCGGGTATTTCATTCAAACATAATTTTCAAATTGATGTGAATAAGGGTAATGTTCTCGTTTATATTCAAAATTGTGAGTATTCGGCTGATAAAATCAAGATTGCAGTCGATATTATTGATAGTTTATCCGCTAAGATACAAGAATTAAACACAGATGATGAGAACAACACCATTTCTAAGGAAGTATTGGACGATATTAATGAAGAATATCACGCATTTATCACACAAAAGGAGAACATGATTACTGTTTTAAAGGATTTTCAGAAGAAAATGAGCACACAAATCGACGAATTGAAGCTTCCTGTTCTCGATAAATACCTAGAACCTAAGTATGCCTACGTTAAAACACGTGTTTTTAAGTGTGATTTGTGTAATGTGTTCTCATCAGGAAGTAAACAAGGACTATCAGCACATAAACGTGGCTGTAAAAAAGTAAAACAACCAACTATGTCTGCTGCATATAAACCGTCTATTGAGGTAAATACAATGACCGGTAAGTAATTTTTTAAATTACAAAATCAAATTTTTATCAAAACTAAAAAGACGCACCTAAAACTATTTAACATATGTTCTCCTATGTCAGAAAATTGAATAACTTTTAATATTTTAACTTATTTAAAACAACCCAAACCAAATCCGTATCAAGATGTCTGAATTCTCTGCGCCGGTCCTTTCCCTCAAGAAGAGCGACTGGAGCATGCTGCGCATTCCCCATGTCCCAATACTTAGCTTGGGCACCATAGCGGGTGGATCGTCTGACGAGTTGTCTCGGCGCAATCTTGCCGCATTCATTGAGCACAAACTTAAGCTCGGACATGTGGCATGGGTCGACTTTGACTCTCGGGCGCCACCTCATGTAAAGACAAGCCGCGGGGCCTACGTCAGATTCGATTATTGGTTTGATACACCTCATGTCAGGATTGTACGTGATAATATAGAGAGAAACGGCGGGTTTCTCTGCAGGGGCTATCAAGATGGCGATTTGTTCCGCGCATTTGATTGCGACGAGTATATGATTCTTGAGGCAGCACCGCTCAGTATCTGTGGGGATATGGCAAGCCCCCTTCCCGACAACCGCCCTGAACAGGTTGAAGTCCTGCAAGCTATTCTTCGCAAGGCTCGCATTTTGGTCCACGAGTTCATGAACGAGTCTGCATGCGACGGTACCGACCACGTTCAAGAGCAAAAACGTCGAATGAAAGAGCTCATGGGCGTCCTTTCTTCTGCGACAAGGCCAGAAGAGACTCAACAAAATGATGAGCGTCTGTCAAAGGTCAAGGGACTTGTCGAAAACTTGATCACTGGAAAACACTTCAACGACACATTTATATGGACTGCTGAGGAGGAGTTCAATAAACACAAGGATATCATTCATTCTATTCGGTCTGAACTGGAGTGTATGTCGTCCACTTAGATATAGTTTATTGCAACATGTGTAAAATTGTGCTTGGTACTGTAATTTTGTGACCGTTTATGCGTTCATTTAGTAAGACGCATTTATATTGTATTTTTTTTATTACACGGTTATAATATAAATGCCACCTTATTATCGACGCGACAGAGAACTTGACCTTGACATAGAGCGAGCATACCTGAGAACCGCAATTTTATCTAACAGAACCAGTTCATTACTTACTTATCCTGGTAATTACTACCCTTATTTACCATCCTACTCATATTATGGATTATTGCCACCGCCTTATTTATATTATGGAGCGTTACCGCCATATCCATATTTTTACTAATTACTATCGTAAAATATAAAAAAACAATTTGTAATCTATTATATTATGTCAGAACCGATACAAGTGTATATTGAAATTGAACGCGGCAGTAATATTAAATATGAGTTTGATAAAAAAGAAAATAAACTATTGATAGACAGAATACTACCCGATTCTTATGTTTATCCATATGCATATGGATTTATTCCAAATACACTTGCAATGGACGGCGATGATTTAGATATTCTAGTTATTACAGATAACCATCTTGAAAAGGACAAATATTATACTGTTTTTATTGTCGGGGTTCTAATTATGGAAGACGAAAAGGGCATGGACGAAAAAATAATTTGTGTTTTAGAAGAAGATTCCGAAAAAATACAAAATATAACTGATTTAGATAAACAAACTCTTGATAAAATACACTGGTTTTTCTCTAATTATAAAAAAAATACTTATGGTAAATGGTCTAATGTGTTTGGTTTTGAGAACCGAGAATTCGCAAACAGGTTATATGAAAAATCTATGATTCAGTAAAATATATAGAAATATTGTGTCTAGTATAATATAATGAAATTTGAGCTCATTATATTATTCTTTGGATACGTAAATGGACTCCTTCATGTACCATTTTCGATGCCAGTGAGTTTTAATTCATTGAGAAAATACCCGATTTCACGTTATACTCGAGAACATTATTCGCGCAATTTGACTGTGCCCAATAACAACAATAATCAAAAGACGTTTATTAATAATAACGATGACGATGATATCGACGATGATGAAGATGTTGTTGGAAATCTTATTCGTAAAGCAATGAATGATACGAAAAACCAAATAGACTCGCCAATCCCTATTCCAGGTGGAATGCGCATTGTTATGAGTAAACAGGCTATTATGCGCCTTTCACAGCAATTTCAACAAGCATACCAAGAAAGTGGTGAACAAGATGAAGATGATGAAGAGCGTGATATTTTTGGAAAGCCTATTCGTAGTACCCTTCGTAATAAGAAATCTGAGAACTTTGAAGTTATAACGAAATCGCAAATTAATTTCAAAAATGTAGGTGGTTATGAGAACATTAAACAAGAATTAAACCAATGTATTGATATTCTTTCAAATTATACAAAATATGCTCCATATAATGTCCGTGTACCAAAGGGTCTTGTTCTTGAAGGTCCACCAGGCAATGGAAAAACTCTACTTGCAAAGGCACTTGCAGGTGAGGCTAAATGTGGGTTTATTGCAGTTTCCGGTTCTGAATTCCAAGAAAAATATGTGGGTGTTGGCTCAAGTCGTATCAGAGAATTGTTTAAACTCGCCAAAGACAACGTTCCATGCATTATTTTTATTGATGAAATGGATGCACTTGGTCGTAAACGTTCTGGTGATGGTGAAACTTCTGGCAATGAACGTGATAATACACTTAATGAATTATTGGTAGCTCTAGATGGATTCAAAAATACATCAGGTGTCTTTGTTATTGGTGCGACAAACCGAGCGGACCTACTTGATTCTGCACTAATGCGACCCGGGCGAATTGATAAACGTATATTTATTGGCAACCCAGATACTTCTACACGCCGCGCCATTTTGAACATACATTCACGTGGCAAACCCCATGACGAAACTGTGTTATTTGATAGTATTGTTGAAGTTACAAATGGACTTTCTGGTGCTCAAATTGAGAACCTTATCAATGAAGCGATGTTAAATGCTCTCCGCAATAATAGAAATAAATATACTATTGATGATGTTGATGAAGTTCTCAATAAAATGATGGTTGGATGGCAACCTAATGAACACCAATATTCTACTGATATTATTGACCAAATTGCTATCCACGAATTAGGCCATGCTGTAGTCGGATTACTATCGAAACATCACTCTAAAATGACCAAGGTTGTTATTAATCTATCTTCACCAAAAAATCCCGCATATACTATTTTTGAAGGTTCCAGTAATAACATATTGACGCGCGAAGCACTTTTTGAACATTTAATGATTCTCTTAGCTGGAAGAATAGCTGAAGAAGTATTTTACGGCGTTTCTGTAAGCACTGGTGCAATTAATGATTTTGAAGAGGCATTAAAATTAGCAGAACGAATGGTTTGCTATTATGGTATGGGGAAAAAAATTATTTACCCCAGCATGAGTGAAAAATATAAGGAGATGATTGATACTGAAGTATCCACTATCATTAACGATGCATACGGATATGCCGAATTCATAGTTCGTAACTCAAAGGACCTTATTACCGAAGGTGCTGAGATTCTTAAAACTGACAAGGTTTTGCGTGCAGATACCATGTTAAAACTAATGAACGAAAAGTATAAAAGTGTGCTTAGTTTGAAAATCTAATTTTGTATTTATAAGTGTATTATTTGTATTATTCTTTGTAATTTACAAAGCATAATAGTGCGAGTTTATTTAGCATTTTTTTAACAGTTGTAAAATATATAATCAGATGACCTCAAAACATTTCCCTATTACCGTATCTCCAGCGCCAATAATATTACCCCCAAAATATATTACAAGCTATACATATAATATTTTAGATTTTGAAATGTTCTCAAAAATCGTATTTAATTGTCAGTTATTTGATGCTGATGGAACTGAACTAGATAAAAACCCGTTGAAATTAGTGGTTGTGATTATTATAACTGGGGTAACGATGATAGTTATCTTATTAATATTCTTTCTAGTAAACTAGGATTAGCTGCATACCCACCAATTAAAAACCCCCATCAAAATGTTTTACAGTCGGTTTTGATATGAGCGGAAATACAATAAAATTTACAAACCTAACACTGGATACTAGTGGTAATATTATTTTACCTGACGGATTTAAAAGAGATACATCATCTAATATGGTATTAGATACACTAGGTAACCTAATTCAGTATAAATTTCTTCGTTATGACGTAGACGGTAACCCTATGGTTTTTCAAAATCTCGTATTAGACCAAAGTAATAATCCAATATTGCCATCTGGTTACGTAATTGATAACACTGGTGCAGTTCGTGACTCTAATGGCGTACATATAGTAATCGTAATTTAGAGAAATTCGGCGCGTCATTGTTCCTTATTTTATATATTTGTAATTTACAACTGTAATTACAAATATGTTCCAAAGTTCTCAAATAATCAAAAATAGTATAACAAAATGTTTTAAAAGAAAGGCTATTTTAGAAAAAATAAACCCAGTTTTATTTGATGTTTCGCTTCGCGATGGTATCCAAAATGCCAAACCCGAGAACTTTCCACTATCTAGAAAAATAGATACATTCCATTCTATTATTCAATCTAATATGGCACCTCGCATAGAGATTGGTTCTCTAGCATCACCAAAATTATTGCCAATAATGAGTGATTCATTGGTTTTTTTTAATCATGTTACAACACATATTTCTGATATTAAACATAAAGCAGAGTGCTCTCGTGATTTAGATGACTTTCAAACGCCAAAAATCTATATGCTTATTCCCTCTATTGAAAAATTAAGGATCGCGTTAATACATAATATAAAAAACTTCTCTTTTATTACATCTGTTTCAAACGAATTCCAGCTTCGTAATACAAAAAAAACTATTCAAGATAAGAAAAATGAACTCAAAACAATGTCTGAAATATTAATTCGAGAACCAGGTTCTCAAACATTTCAAACAAAACTCTATATTTCTTGTATTAATCGCTGTCCATTTGTTGGTAAAATAGATAATGATTTTATTCTAAAGGAAATTTTACATTACCATAAAGACTTTTTATTCGATGAATTTTGCCTATCTGATACTATGGGTACCTTAAATTTCGATGATTTTTCATATATTATTGATAATTGCATATATTTTGGCATCCCACCATCTAAGTTGTCATTACATTTACATGTTAAATCTGATAATTTGGAGAACATTCGTGACATATTATTTTATGCGTTCTCAAAAAACATTAATAAATTCGACGTTTCTTGTTTAGAAACTGGCAGCTGTTCTGTTACTATGAATAAAGATCTGACAACTAATCTAACTTATGACATGTTTTTTTCAATGTTATTGAAATATATAGACCGCAAAATATATTTTGAGAACATATAAAATATCACTATTATTATATTATGGATAATAGTGATAGTAATAAAATAATGCCGATTGAGTCGTTAGTTCCAAAAACTGAAAAACAAGCAGTTGTAGTAGAAAAAACACGCACGATTCATCGCCGTAAGCGATGCGTAAATGGTAAACGCCGAAATAAGAGAACCCGTCGTTGCCGTAAAAAATAATTATCTATCCGCGTCTTCTATTTCTGACATACTAGTTGGTTCATGTCTAATTTCTGATGGCTTTTGAGAAGGTTCATCTTTTATGTCACAACACTCACAACAACATATCGTATTATAACCATATCTAACATGTTTCATACAATAAAAATCACACCACTTATTTACGCGCTTACAACACCGTTTATTATTTTCATTTATAAAACAACCCATTTCTTCGTCATCATCATAATCATCTTCGACTAGTTTAATTGTATTCTTACGTTTTACTTTCTTTGATTTTCCATTGACATGTTTTGATTGACCATCACCAAATAGTCCAAAGAAATTGGATTTCGCCTTTATTTTCGTAAAATCATATACAAATAGTCGCTCAGTATTTAATATTAATTCTTTGGTTTGCGCTGTCTTTACGCCATCTAAATACCAAAAACTATCATCCGCATTTACTTGTTTTAAATTTTTCGTAATAAAACAATAGCATATTCGCCTGAAACAAACAAATAATACATCAGCAATATAATCTACATTCTCAAATTCTTCATTTGATATATAATAATTTATTTCTTCATGCAATTTACGATACTTGGATAAACGTTCTTCTACATCGTGTTGATTTTTTATATTAGAATAATATATTTGCTCGAACGTGGCACCAAATTTATCATATTTCTTAGCAATTCCATAACTAATTTCAGATTTATCTTTTAATTTAAAAAATGTGTTTATTGTTGACAAAATAAATGATGCAAATAAAATCGAAAATAATTGAGTACTAGATAAAAACCCACTTCCTGTTCCTGTTTGGCCAGCTGATATGGCAGTAAATAAGGTTATTGTAAAATTAATCGGTGTTGTTATATAGTTCCAAAAATTTGCGGATACATATCTTTTCCAGCGATTAAAACCTATATGGCGATTCAAATTATCTTGAAATATAAGCATCATTCCCCATCCAGGTGATAAATTATCAATTTTTGAATAATCTATATTAATTCCAGTATAATCACAATAATGCGGCTCATTATATGCATCAAGTATCTCTATTTTTATAGTTTCGTTTGAAGTCATTTGCAATTCATTTATTGGTATTTCTGAGTCTTCATCAATATTTTCATTAGGCATTATATATTATATTGTCTTAAAAAATTGAAATCACATGGGAATCGTTTAATGTTATTACTAAAATAAGGGTTTATGAAAACGCGTAGTCAGACAAAAACAGTAAAATTTCAAGAGCAACCCATAGATATAGATTTCGATGAAGCAAGTTCAGCATGGTTAGCAAATAAAAAAAAACTAAATAATGGTTGTTATCAATATGTTTGTGGAGCGCCAACATTAAATGGCGAATTCTGTAAACATAAGCAACATAAAAACAGTATTCATTGTTATTTACACCAAAAAATCTATAATTAGAGCAAAATGACTTAAAAATATAGTATTTTTTTTATTAATGGATACTGTTAAAATGACAACAATAGAGAACCAAGTCGCTGAAAACCAACCAACCGCCGCCGATCAAAAAACGCGCTTAGTCGATATAACCGTAGTCGACGACAATGTTGCTTTGAATCTTATGGTAGCTTTTTTGAATATGGCCCAGCGCCGTGGTGCCTACTCTATGGATGAATCTGCTAAGATCTGGGAGTGTGTAAGACGTTTTATCAGGGATGATTTGCCCACAGAGGCTCCTGCTACGGATTCAGCTTAAAAAATTGACAATATTTTTATTATAAATAGATAGATAATAAAAATGGAATTTTTAAGTAGGATTGAGAATGAAATGAGCAATATGTTTGAAAACGAAATGTTTTTAGACGGACTATTAGCACAGGAACGCCAGCGCAGGATTCTTGGTGAAGGGCCGCCAGAAAGTGATCTCAAAATTTTTACCCAAATAGATGGTACAAAACTTAAAATCAGAGAAAATGGTCGAATATGGGATAGAAACAACCCTTGCACAACTTGTGACGAAGGTGAATGTTCTCAATATATCATAGAATTATCTACGAATCCGCCTCCAAAATATATTTACGGCAAAACCATTTCACT